TAGCTATTGTGTCATATTTCTTGCCAGCGGGAATCTTGCTTTGATAGCCGATAAAAGTTTGCACTTAAATAACTCCAAATTTTTAGCGCTTCATCTGTACATGAATGCAGCATGGTATAATGGAACTATAGAAACTCTCTGTTAATCAGAGAGTTCTTTTTTGGACAATTTGGCACTTCGTAAATCACCTTTGCGGTGATTTTTTAGGTTAGACCCAAATTCAGAGGGGCGAGTATCGCAAAGGCTCGCCCCTCTTTTGATGGCTTGACCGAGGTCGCTCGATTGTTGTTTGTAGCGACTTCTGAGAGTTATCAATGATTGAACTTTGCGAAACTTAAGCGGATCGGCCAAAGAAATTATACAGTGGCGACATAGACAGCTGGCTTCTCAAAGGGATATTTAACCAAGAAAGGAGGCAGCTATTAACGAAGACTCCTTAGAATATGAGCTGACGAAAATTCGGCATCAGAAACCAAGCAAGCCACCGGCACCTGGGCAGCTTGGAACTACTAAAAAATCTAAACATAAAAAGGAAGAAAAGATTATGAAAAAAATCAATTGGAAAAACGTTATTGAAAGCATTAAAACCATCACCATCGTGGCGCTAATCGCTAGCGTGGTTGGATTCGGATTGGGAGTGAAGTACCAGGAATCGAAGAACAGCCAGCTGGAAACAAGAATCTCTGAGCAGATTCAACAGTTAAAAGCCGTAAAGTAGCGAGCGTGCGACCGGCGCTACTGAAGCCTAAGGTCGCAGCGGTCGAAGCTCATGCATCTGCGCCACCAAAAGCTGCTGTGGAGGCAGCTGGCGCAGGTGTCTGCGAGGGGTTTCGACCGCTGGTCGCTAAATATGACTGGAATGTGGACATCGCTATGGCGGTTATGAAGGCTGAGAGTGGGTGTAATTCGAAGAACTTTAATTACAACACCGACGGCACGAACGATGCTGGGTTATTTCAAAACAACTCAATCCATGACGCGACCGACAGGCGATACGATCCGGAATACAACGTGGCACTGGCATATAGGATCTACAAAGACCGACGTAGCTGGGACATAAGCGGCTGGAGAGCGTGGACATCGTGCTGGGATGGCAAGGTGAAATGCTACTAATTTTAAGGAGAAAGTTAAATGGAAATGAGTGAAAGTGAGATTTTGGAGAAATTGGAAAACCTAATCGATCCAACTTTCCTTGACCGAGCTTTGGCGGGGGAGGCGTAAGTGGAACAGACTCAACTACAACGCACAACTCAAGCTGAGATGATGATAGCGCGCCAAGCGCAGGAAGTGCAGGTGGCGATGCTATCAGCCAAGAAGTTTCCGCGAAACGAGACTGAGGCAATCAATAGAATCAAGGCAACCTGCCAGCGACCAACGCTAGCAGAGCAAGCAATATACACCTATCCGCGCGCCGGCCAGCGCGTGTCTGGGCCGTCAATCAGGCTGGCTGAAGCATTAGCTCAAAACTGGGGTAATGTCGATACTGGCGTGATTGAATTAAGCACCGCTAACGGGCGTTCAGAGATGATGGCATATGCGTGGGATTTGGAAACGAACACTCGCGTTACCAAGACATTTTCTGTCGAGCACAAACGCGACACAAAACAGGGACGCAAAGATTTAACTGACGGACGAGATATTTACGAAGCCACAGCTAACTTTGCAGCGCGCCGGCAACGAGCATGTATTCTGTCAGTCATTCCTGGTGATATTGTCGAGATGGCAGTGGCTGAAACCCGAAAAACACTTGCTGAATCCGACAAGCGACCAATCGATGAAATTGTTGCGGTACTACTTGACGCGTTCAAATCGTTGGGCGTCAAGCAAGAACACCTTGAGAAATACATCGACAAGCAACTAACGGTTGCGCTGAAAGAGGATTTGGTAGATTTGCGGGGTGTCTACAAGGCAATCAAAGATGGTCAATCAAAGCCTGAGGATTTCTTCCCGGATCTGAAACCAGAGCGAAAAGCAAGCGAGGCGCACGTTGCTGCTACTCAAAACCGTTTACAAGCAGCGCTAAGTAAGGCCGAAGATTTGAAAAATGCAAATTCATAAAATTGAGCAAAACAGCGAAGAGTGGCTATTGCATAGATTGGGGCGAATCACCGGCACGAAAGTCAAAGGCGTACGTCCGATGGCACGCGACAAATCACGGCGCTACGACGGTTTTTGGACGGTGCTGGCTGAAAAGGCAGCTGTACCGGCAGACGGCGAGCCAGACATGGAGCGCGGACATCGCCTCGAAAATGTGGCTTTGCAGATGATGAGTGAGAAGCTAGGTTTGCCATTCGATACTGAGCCGGGCATTTGGGTGAGCGATATCGACGACGACATCATGGTTTCGCCAGACGGCGCGCAACCTGTCGAGGGAGACCAGCTACCGACATACGCCGGCGAGGTAAAATCGCTGAGTTCAGCAAAACATCTCAAGTATATTTACACCGATTACAAAGCCAAGCAGCGCCCTGATTACAACCCATACTACAGCATTCCAAACGACGCTCAAAACAACTATCAAGACCAGGTTTTGCAATATTTCGTGGTTAATCCCGAGCTGGAGGATTTGTACTTTGCGCTGTTCGATGACAGGCAGGAGATGAATCACTTGGTGCTGTGGACTATCCACGTTAAGCGCAGCGATGTGCAGCCTCTTATTGATGAAACTCTTGAGATGGAGCTGGGCACGCTGGTTGAGATGAACAATACGCTGGCGGAACTTGCCGCTATTAAAAATTAAAGGAGGACGCATGTCACAACTACAAGAATACGTCGACTCACAAGTCGCAACAATATCACCGTTCAAGGTGAAATCTCAAGAGCTTTTGGAGCAAGCCAAAGCCAAAGAGGTAATTGACGACGCAACCGCCAAAGAAGCAGTTGCAATCCGCAAGCTGATCACCTCGCACCGCACCGAAGTCAAGAGCGCTCGGCTGGCGATCACTCGCAACTTTGACAGCGTCAAGTCGCAATTCATCGACGCCGAAAAAGATGTTCTGGCACCAGCCGAAGAAGCACTAGAGAATATCAGCCAGAAAATCCTCGCATACCAAGAGGAGCAGGAGCGATTGGCAAAAGAAGAAGCCGCACGCGTTGACGCTATCTGCGCGAAATTTGAGGTCAACTCCAAATCATTGCGAAGCCAGAAAGCTTGCGACGAAAAAGGCGCTGAACTAAAGCAGATATTCGCTGAGTTACCTGAAGCTGATCAGAACCACGCTGAAATCAAGCTGGCATTCACCAAAGTCATCAACGAGTTGTTGACACGTAAAGACGAATTGACGACCGCTGAACGTGACGAAGCCGAAGCGGCCAAATTGGCAGCACAGCGTAAACGCGAACAAGAGATTGCTGAAGCCGAGGCGGCTAAAGCCGCTAAATCGCAGAAGCCAGCCGTCAAATCTGGCATTAAAACCAAGACGGTGTTCACGGTCACCAACCCTGAATTAGTGCCACGCTACTTGTGCGAGCCGAGCGACAAGCTAATCCGCGAAGCCATCGCCAATGGGTTACGTGAAATCCCAGGTGTTGAAATCCGCGAAGAAAAGAGTTTCTAAATATGGCAGCAATCAACACAGTAACTCTAATCGGTCGCGTCGTCCGAGACATTGAAATTAAAACGACGAACAGCGGCAAATCTGTAGCCTCATTCGCACTAGCGGTTGATGGCTACGGCAAAGATGCCGACGCAAGCTTTATCGATTGTGTGGCTTGGAATAAGGCAGCTGAACTGCTGGCAGAATATGCACCGAAAGGCAAGCAGATTGGCATTACTGGCCGCTTGCAAACACGAATCTGGGAGAAAGATGATATCAAGCGTAAAGCCACTGAAGTCATCATCGACCAGTTCCAGTTCTTGAGCGACGCCAAGGGTAGCGGCAATAATGCTGCGCCAGCCACGGAGCGATACGCCGAAGACGACGCTAAAGCGACAAACACAACGACTAATCAAACAGCGAAAGCAACCGAGGATATCGACCTCGACACGCCGATTGATTTGAGCGAAATACCATTTTAAGGAAAGGAGAAATAGTGAGCCGAAAATTAATCATTAGGACACTGGCAGAATTGCTGTTTGAGTATCCGTCTGATGAACTTGACGCTATTGCACTGGATTTACACCTGAAAGATGAGCCGTTAGCGGAGTTCTGTGACAGGTTTGATCTTGGTAACTGGTTTTACGATCAGATGACGCTGGCGGACATCGACATTGTTGATGAAGTCTCGGCTATCGCTGATGGACATCGCAAATCTGAGAGCGAAGAACTGACAGAAAGCCAGCTGCTGCGCCGAGAGTTACAGCAACAGGGCGCGTGAAAGCGTGCCGAAACATCGTATTTTAACAATTTAGCCTCTTTAAGCTGCGGGTAGTATCGCAATTTTAGGACAGCTTTTGTAAAAAGCGCCTCGTACCTTTGGCGACTGTCCGCGCTCGTTTCTTGGGAGGTGGGCGTATGTAGAAGCCCGCGGCTTTGAGGGGCTAAGTAAAACCATAAAGGAGGAATTATGAACGACAAAATGAAGAAGGTGACAGATATTATAGGTTATCTGATCGGTGGGATTTTAGTCTCGCTAGTCGGAGTAGCTATTATAGCAGTATTGGTTAAGGCAATATTGTGGGTTGTGGGGCTGTAAGAAAATGGCAGGGCTCACATCATTCACAATTCCACATATGGTCTGGATTGGCAAGCAGATGTATAGATTGGTCAATGCTGACATTGACGGTAAACGATTCAATCTTCGGTACGAGAGTATACCTGAGCTAAACAAAAGCGAGCTTGAATTTACTATTGGATTTGAAACATTTTATTCACCCAGCGACAAAGATGTTGAGGAAGAGTTTACCAAACGTCTTGAATTACTTGGCGGCACGATCGAGGATCCAAATGACTAAAAAAGCACTTCGTAAAAAGCAGCGCCGCAAGCGCAAGAAACTGGAGGTTACGTAATGTCTCTAATGAATTGCACTTTCACGGTTCGCTGGAGCGACGACAAGAATAAGCCGCACGCGAAAACCTACGCTACCGAATCTGATGCTAAGCGAGCCAAGAAATGGCTACTCGAGCACGGCGTTCGGAGCGTAGACATTGCGGTCAAGATAAATAATAAGCCAGCTGGTAGTTTGGAAGACGATAAGCCGTCTGAGACTGAGGCTGGGCAGAAAGGATTTTGGTGGCAAGAATAACATGGAAGCTTTTGGAGCAACAATTACAATAATCCACTTAGTGATAACGGCGATTACAGTTTTATTTGGTTGGATTCTGGTAGATAAACCGCGAAAGCCGCTGGACGGTAGTGGCTACGTACTTCAGGTTATTTATAACATCCTAATTGCGGCAGTTCTGGTGTTTGCATATTTGAAAGGGTAAACGTCGTTTACCAACGACCTATCATACGTCGAAAAACTGGGTGAACATTAACAATTCAACCGTATAACTGGATAGATAATCGTAGCTTAGATGGTAAAGCCGCGCTGCAGCACGTGTACGTACGCGACGGTGGTTCAAATCCACCCGATTGTCTATTCAACTGGACAGATGATATGCACATCCTTTCCTAGGGCGCGCCAGCCTACCCCGGCGCGTATCCAAGAATCGTGAAACGTTGTGAGTCGCCTTTGTGGATTTGTGCGCAGTGCAACGTGTATCGTCTGTTCAATTGGTAGCATGAGTACCTTCAAACGACCAACGCCAAAAGGCGCAAATACTGTAGCGCTGGTGCTATCAACTGGCTATATAAGCAGTGAACTAGCAGTCGCTAGTTGCTCATCGCAGTAAGTGTTTTCTAATAGCATTAGCTGGTAACGGGCAGATGTAAATTAAGTCCCGTGTGAGTTTTTCCTAGCTGCTTATATAGCCGCCAGTTATGCGGTTGAAAGCGCCTTGATTAAGAAGCGATTACTAGAGAGGAGTAGTCTTATGGCAATAGAGACAAAAAACTTAGGAAATAGACACCAAACAGGCAGCGGACCAAAGCGTAAACGTAAACACTGCGCTTGGTGCGGCAAAGTCTTCCGCCCAAAAGTTGCCGATCTAAAAAGAGGCTGGGGCAAGTTCTGCTCGAAAAAATGCAAAGCACGTTCTCAGTGGGAGCACCAAGACCTGTCTTTGTCCGAACTACACGAACTCGCTCTGCAGGACGCTGTAGGAGACTTTTAATCAAACGTTAAACTACACGATTTCGTGTAGATAAAGAAGATTATGGCTAAACCACATTTTAGCTCACTAAGACTGGACTGGCGAACACCAAAAGCGGTCTATCAGGTGCTAGATTCAGAGTTTCAGTTTGACCATGATCCATGTCCCGCTAGTTGGGATGGCAAGGTCGATGGGCTGACAAGCGATTGGGGGGTACAAACTACGTCAATCCACCATACGGCAGAGAGCTACCAAAATGGATTGAGAAAGGCTACCGAGAGTGGCAGAAAGGCAAAACTGTCGTGTTTCTAATACCCAGCCGCACCGATACTCGATGGTGGCACGACTACTGCATGAAAGCAACTGAAATCCGTTATATCAAAGGCAGGCTTAAGTTTGACGACCAACCAAATCCAGCGCCGTTTCCAAGTGCGATAGTAATTTTCAAGGGGAATGTCAACTAAACCACTAATTTTGTGGACATAGAGAAAGGAGATATCAATGATATCTAGTGTCAAATCAAAAATAGATCATCGTTTAGAGTGCAATTTTAGAGGGCTCGCGGCTAGGGCTTTTGCCGGCTGTTGCGGCTTTAATGACGAGCCCAACTCTGCTGCAAAATGGAATAGCTTAAAGCTCTCTGCGCTTGCCGATATCGAGAAAATTGTTGATAGGCACGAACGAGAGTTGCGCGAAGAATTGGTCGATTTTGCACTGGAGGTAGTGTATCAATACGGCTACGTGATTGGTGATGGCGTGTATGCTACAGGTGGATCATCAGTCATAGAATCAGCATTTAGTATCCTGCGCAGGTACGACATGTTGGATAAAGACGGCAACTACTCAATAACGCAATCGAAAACTTCAGAGGTTGAAAAAGGACTAGAAAAGAGGCGTGATGACTGACATAAAACGGCGGGGCGACCCTCGTGCACTGTCGTGTAACGACGGACACGATCTGTGTTACTGTGCCGGTCGTCCAGAATGCCACAACTGCGGCCAGCCGCTATGGGACGACTACGTTAAAGAACCGCTAGACCACAGCGACTACAACTACAACCACGCAGCATGCTGCGACCTGGTTTTAAGCCATTTTGCCTATGACGATTGGGAAATAGGCGACGACGACAAGTTGCGGATGCACGATTATGTTTTGGTTGTCTATAAAGATACGGAAACCGGCAATAAAACTAATATCGTCTGCCAGATTGTAGAGATGTGCGGCGTGGGACTACCGGCGCTTAGAGCCTTAGAGACTGGCGATAGGACAAGCATCATGGGGACATATATTACAAATTGTCGCCTGGTGCGAATTAAGAAGCCGGAGGAGAAACAATGACAGACGAAGATTTAATAACTCGTATCAAGTTTATCGTAGATAGATTATCTTTCAGGATTGGCGATTTGACTCTGATGTACGAGCACAAACATGAAGCTAATTAGAGAGCATGAGCAGCTTATGCAAACAATCCTAGATCCATGCTGCGGCGGTCGTATGTTCTACTTTGAGAAAAACCATCCGAATATACTATACCTCGATAGAAGAAGCGAGGTAGTTGAGATGAAAGACCGCGGGGCAATCCGAACACTAAACATCGAGCCCGACTACATTGCCGACTTTACTAATCTAGATGAGCCTAACAACTCTTTCAATTTCGTTGTTTTCGACCCGCCTCACCTCATAAACTGCGGCAAGAACAGCTGGCTCGCCAAGAAATATGGAAAGCTAGACAAAGATACTTGGCAAGAAACCCTGAGCAAAGGCTTGAGTGAGTGTCTGCGTGTCGTAAAGCCTGGCTGCGTCGTCGCCATGAAGTGGAGCGAGCGCGACATTAAAACCACTGAATTGCTAAAAATACTACCTCAAAAACCAGCTTTCGGCGATAAATCTGGAATGACACGGTGGCTGTTTTTTGTGAAAGGAGTTGAAGATGCCTAATCTCGCAAACATAGATAATCCATACGAAGACCAAGAGCAAGAGGCGTTTGTTAGGTGGTTGGACGATAACGGCTATCCACGTTTCAGAGTACCTAATGAAACCTATACCAAAAGCCACAAGCAGCGAATCAAGAATAAGAAGCTTGGCGTGAGCTCTGGCGTGCCAGACTTGGCCGTAGTTGTGCCTAACACAGGAACACGACGAGTCTACGTAGAAACACTTGATAGCGACGATAGCGCTGATTACGACCAGCCTATTAGTCGTTTGGTATTCATCGAAATGAAACGCAGGAAAGGGGGCGTAACATCGGCAAATCAAAAACAGTGGATTAAAACGCTCAATGAGGCTGGTATTCAGACTGTTGTTTGTAAGGGCTGTGATGCGGCGATTGAGTTTATTGAATCAATAACTAAATAAGGATTTTAAGATGAAGCTAATTAAAAGAATCAAAACGATATTCGGTGTAGACAAGCAGGAGCAGATAATACTGAAAGTTGAGCCTGAGCCTAAAGTCGGTAGCATAGTGGCGTTTAGGCGAGGTAAGGACTCAGAGGCGTCGTACGGTACGGTGTCTGCGGTTAAAGATGGTAAGGCGGTAATTGATACGGGTGCGTCATTTTTTCGTGAAACGTTCATTCTGCCGTTTGACGAACTAATCGTCATTCTACCGAAAACACAAGAGCAATCGAACGATTGAGAGGTATGTCTGATGAAGCGTAAGATCAAAGGACGCAATTACAAAACACCGACACCTAGAGTTTACAGCATAAAAGAAACTCGCTCAAAACAATTTATCCGTAAACAACTGATAAATAAGAATGGGGCAATATGTTCACTCTGCGACAAGCCGATTGAAACAATGAAAGATTGTACTATTGATCATGTCGTCCCAATCAGTAAGGGTGGCTTGACGACGATTGAGAACTGCCGGTTAGCACATAGAAATTGTAATTTGAGTAAAGGTAATAAGGAGGTTTAAAGTGGGGCTGATTAGAAATATTAAGGCGATGGCTGATGTGCGTAAGCGAGAGCGAGATGTACTGGCATCAAAATGTACAATAAAAATCGGCGACAGAGTGGCGTTCGCTCGAAACATTGATAAAGACGGCAGAGTAGTAGTGGGTGTAGTTGTTGGATATAAAAATGGAGTGTTCGTGGTTAAATACGATCCGCAGCTCATCGTCGGCAATACTATTCAGTACTTTAATAAAAAATCTTACGAGCTGACTTTAGTTCATGACGTGGATAAATCAAGCTAGCTAAAGCATAATGGGCGTAAACGTCAATAATATGTGTGCGCCTAAAAGGTTGACTGAGGTGGCGGCGAATTATGTGCCGCCTCTTTTATGTTATAATAGCCCTAGGAATTGCGGATCGAAAGAGCCGCTTTTTTATTTGGAGAAATTATCATGGCAACCAGAAAAATGATGCGCAGGAACAGGCGAAGCAGCAAGCAGTCTAGCCGCAAATCCCCAAAGCAGCAGTTGCGAGGGATTGTTAAGGACAAACCAAAAAAGCCGCCTGTCAAGCCATCAAAACAGCCTGAACAGCCAGAGCCAGGACAGCCGACGAAATATAAGCCAGAGTATTGCCAGCAGCTCATTGACTATTTTTCAATCGAGCCGCTGGAAATTATTAGAGAGCAGGAAATAACCGGCACCGAGGGCGGCAAATACGTCTCGCGCCGCCTGCCGCAACGTTTTCCGTGGTTTGAAGGTTTTGCACGTAAGATTGGCGTTCACCGCAATACACTGAAAAACTGGTGTGCTGAACATCCAGAATTTGCCGAAGCCTACGATACCGCCAAGGATTTGCAACGCGAGTTCATCGTCGACGTGGCTTTGAGCGGTGCTGCGCCGCCAAGCTTTGCTATCTTTACTATGAAAAATGTCTGCGGCTGGCGAGACGAGCGAGACCTGAAGCTGAGAAAAGCGAAAGAGGAAGGCGATATTGATGACGACGAGCTCAAAGCGGCCATCTTTGAATAATCTCACCAGAGCGGATATTCTGCGGCTTTGCGATAAGTATTGGAACACTGACCGCGACAAGCTGCGGCGTTATCTGCTGGCGATATTCAAGCGGCGAGAGAACATCCACCTTTTCGGCTGGTTTATTGCACGGCCGTATTTTCCTTTGGAAACACCACCGTTCCATAAAGAGATATTAGACCTGATCAGCAACAAGGACAATCGGCGAGTTGGTGTCATCGCGCCGCGCGGTCACGCTAAATCGACAACGGTGGATATGACGTATCCGCTGTGGGCTGGCTGTTTTGAGCAGGAAGAGTTCGTGGTGATAATCAGCGATACATATACGCAAGCGGCCGAGTTTATCAACGCACTAAAAGATGAGTTTGAACACAATCCGAAAATCAAGTGGTTGTTCGGCAATATGAGAGGCGATGATTGGCAGGATGGCGAATTCGTACTGAGCAATGGCATTAAGTACGCCGCTAAAGGCTCTGGTATGAAAATCCGTGGTATTCGCCACCGGCACACCCGACCGACGCTGATGATATTTGACGACATCGAGAACGACGAAAACATCAAGAGCGCCGAGCAACGCCAGAAGCTGTACCATTGGTTTACTAAGGCGGCTATACCAGCATTAGCTAGAGGCGGGCGAGCTGTTATCATCGGTACGATTCTTCACTTTGACAGCCTCGTCAATAAGGTGATGAAGCAGCAAGACGTGTTTAAGAGCTGGCAAACGCGGGTGTTTTACGCAATCACCACGGAGGAGGACGGCACAGAGCGGGCTTTGTGGCCGGAACACCGCAGTCTAGAGAAGCTGAGGGCTATGCGAGATGACCCGAGCGATCAGGATTTCATTGGAAGCATTACTTTTGCGCAGGAGTATCAGCACAAGCCGTTCAGCGAAGAGGATGCCATCATTCAGCCTGATTGGATTAAAGAGTGCGAGCCGAGCCAGGTGCCAGATAAATACTCGAGGATAGCACGAGTGCTGACAATTGACCCCGCCGCCAGTGAAAGCCAGACAGCCGATTTTACCGCTATGATTGTTGCCGATCTATATACTGATGGCAATGTTTACATACGTGCGATACGCAACCAACGAACCTCGCCGAGTGTTACTGCTGATACGGTTAGAGAGCTTGATGAAATATACAAACCGCAAGTTATCGGTATAGAGGAGGGCGCGCTGGGGCTGGTATTTCGGGATTTGCTGGAAGGACTGCCCGTCATGGGCTTGAAGCCCGATAAAGACAAGGTGCGGCGACTGCTGGCGGTGAGCCGATTCTTTGAGGCGGGCAGGGTATACACTGTGAAAAACATTCAGAACGGTCAGGCGTTTCGTGAACAGCTGATTGAATTTCCGAAGGGGACGCATGATGATATGGTTGACGCAGTGGCTTATGCGATACGGCTACTGTTAGTAGGGGGAGCAGATCAAGGCTCTGACGGGTTTAATGAAAGTGGAGCGTATCATGAAAAAAGGAGTGTAGACGACGAGGATGAAGGAGATTGGTCGGATGATGATTATGTGGTATAATCAAGCTAGAAATTGCGGTTATCACAGCCGCATTTTTTCTTTTGGTCTAGGGTAGCCGCCTTATTGCGAGGAGCAAAGTAGTGGCATTTTTTAGTAAAAACAACCCAGAACCGACACCGAAAAATCTAACAAGCGAAATCGGCTTTGCCGGCGACATTGTATTTGAGGGTTTTGACCGCGAGGAGTCGCGTGTTGACGAGATTAGCATTAAAGACTACCGCAAGATGCTTGATAACGACACGACAGTCGAAGCACTGTACAACATCTTTACTATGAGTATTCTGGCGGCAACGTGTCATATTGACGCCGACAGTAACGATGAGGGGGAAATGCAAGCTGAGCTGGTGCGGCGCAATTTACTAGAGCCACCGCACAAGGGCGGAATGCAAACGCCGATGAATCTGTTTATTGATCAATCCCTAGCGGCGATTTATGAGGGCTTCGCACTGTTTGAGAAAGTCTATGAAGTGCGAGACAGTAAATTGGTACTTAAGAGACTGGCGCACCGCGACAGCACCACGCTCACACTCATTCGTGACACGGATGGTGGCTTTGGCGGAACAAAACAGCGCGCTGCTGACTCCGATGGTGTTTATCACGAGGTGATTATTCCAGCACACAAGTGCTTCCTGTTTACGTATGGCAAGAGCCGTAGCTATCTTTATGGACGCAGTGCATTCAAGCCACTGTATCCACGCTACGACAAGAAACGTCGACTAGAATACCTGGATAGCATTGCTTTGCAAGCTGACGCCATTAAACCGAAAGTTTTGCGGCGCATTGCTGACGGCGTTGTCTCTGACGATCTAAAAAAAGCACGCAACAAGGCGCTTGAAGTGTTAGGCAGGCTAGGCAAGCGTAACTCAGTAGCGTCACTGCCATATGGTTACGAGCTCGACGTACTAAACACGGAGGGCCGTGATCCACACCAATCGATTGAGCGGCAAAACTCTGAGATGGCGCGAGCATTTCATGCGAGCGTTATTCTTACCGCAACACAAGGCTCGGCGAGTAATGTTGGTTCGTACAGCCTGAGCACCAATCAAAAAGATCTGTTGCAAACGGCTATCACCGGTGTCATGCGGTTACTGGAAGCGCATATCAACCAATACCTCATCGCTGACCTCATTGACTTGAATTTTGCCGAACGACACTATCCAGAATTTCATTTCGATACACCGGACGAATCGATTATCTCGGCGGTATTTGAGGCGTTCAAATTGCTTGTGCAAAAAGACAAGGTGTCAGATGATATTGCTGCTGGAATCGAGGAATCAACAGCGACACGCCTTGGTATTGACTTAGAAGCGATTAAAAAGCGACGACAGGAAGACGCGGAAGACGACAAGCCCACTGGTAAAGAGAATAAAAACGCGGAAGATGACAAAGATGGAGGTTCTGGCGGCGACGCCGGCAAATTTCTAGGCGAGGATGACAAACTTGGCGAAGTTGATACGCCTGAGCCACGCGAACACGTTGCGATCGACCGAGATTTGACCGACGCCGAAAAACGCGTCAAGTTCAAGGCAATCGAAAAGTGGATGGCTGAGCAGGAGGCGAGTTTTGAAACCGCAGCGACCGAGGAATTGCGTAAAGCGGTGGCTGATATCTCGCTTGATGAGGAGTTCACGCTGCCAGCTAGCTATTCTGCGCTGCTGGCAAAACAATATCGCACAGCTTACAACTACGGCAAGCTATCCGCGGCAGATGAGCAGAAGTTGCCAGCACCAGCTTTGAAAAAGGAACTGAAGGTACGCGAGAAGCAGTATGTGGATTTCATTATCAATATGCAGACTGAAGACGTGCGTAATATTATTGCTGGCGAGAAGTTGAAGCAGCCTATTAACTTGGCTGACGGTGACGACGAGGATATTGATGAAGAAGCTGGAATATCTAATACTAGTGGTAGACAGGACGAAGTTGCCCGCAATGCGATGTTAGAATCAATTGGCTTATTGACCAGCGCCTGGATAACGCAAGCGGTAATTGGTACAAAAGGCACGATCGTTACGCAGGGTATGAATGATGGGCGTGATGATAGTTTTTCATTCTTTGATGAAGAAGATGACACTTCAGTTTATCAATGGTCAGCTCGGATGGAGGCGAATACTTGTCCGATCTGCGCCGAGCTAGACGGCAAGGTAATATCTGCTAATGAGCGCAAAACTACGTTCCAGCGGCCGCCAAAGCACATCAACTGTAAATGTATCTGGACGAGAATATCGGCGTTAAATAAGGACTATAAGCTGCCAGCAATAACGGGGATTGATAATAAGCTCATTGAGCGGCTGGAATATATCCAGAGAACAACCAAAGCTGAGCTGGCAAATACGATACCTGGAGCATTGAAATACACAAAGGCGGAGCTATCGAGCATTGAGGCGTACAAGGGAAATGGATATATTAATATCAACCAGGCACTGTTAGGCAATCACCCTATGAATCCGTACGCTGAAAATGACATAAAACAGTTAGACAAAGCGATTAAGAGGACAACTCTGGAAAATGACGTGCTATTGTATCGTGGAGTAGGGTTCAAGAAGCCCTTGAAGGTGGGTGAAGAAATAAACAACCCTAATTTTCTGTCAACATCGACAAGCCGCGACATATCAATGGAATTTGCCGAGAAAGCTGATTGGCAAAAATACATCCTGGTATTTCGTGCACCTAAGAATATGCCATATTTGGATATTGAGAAAACATTGGCAGATAATAATGTCAATTCAATGATTAACGAACGCGAATATTTGTTGTCACGTGGCAAGAAATTTGTTGTAAAAAATCTCTCAAAGAGGGATAATGGAGTTATAGTAGCAGAGGTGGAAATGACGGACGATACAAAATATTTGGACGACAACAGCGATAGTATCCTCACTGAGGATTTGCTTCGGGAAATTGACGAATCATACGAGCGCTCCAAGAAGCGCCTTGCCGATCCAGACTACAAGCCGAGCCAAACAACCAGGCGCCTGCACCACATCTGGCAGATGGACTCTGACTACTTTAATGAGCACCCTGAAGCTATCAAATCCAAAGATAACGATGAATAGTTGTTGCTAACATAACCTTTGTGGTATAATAGCCGTAATGAATTGCGATCGCATGCAGGTCGCAATTTTTCTTTTGACATCGGAATCCACCCTCTGTGAATTACTCTTTGAATTATTGCAACATAAACATTTTACAGTTGATATTGTAAAACTCCACCTTCTCGCCTGCATGCGGTCGCGGTTCAGCCAGGAGAAATCATATGAGTATGCATGTTTTCATCAATCGAGACACAAAGGTAGAGCTAGCCGACAATGAGGGCGGTAAATATAAGCGTTTCAAGAAGCAGATTTGTCAGTTCGGTGAGTATGTCGATCCAAACAACACCTCAAAAAGGATGGTGCTTGATAAGCTATTCGGCAAGCGGCTGAAAGAGAACTTTGACAATGGTAAATACGGCGTTGTGGCGGTGCCGCTAGGTCACCCTAGAAATTCATCAGAGCTAGCGGCTTGGAATAGAGGCGAAATGGTCAATATGGAGTTGACCGACGATGGAATCAACGCTGTCATCGAGATACGAGACGACGAGACCGCAAAGAGTATTGAGAACCGCAATATTCCTGATGTATCAATGGGCTTTGAAGACAACTACCTCGACAAAAAGACTGGCAAGTTTGTCGGGCCGCTATTGAAGCATGTCGGGCTGGTTGTTGACCCGTACATTAAAGGTATGCGGCGATTTGTGCCGCTTGCCGATGAAGTACCGGCAGTATTGTTTAGTGATAGTCAAGATTATGAAAAGGAGGACAAGACTATGACAGTAAAAATTAAGAATGACCGCGAGTTTGATGTTGAAGTAACCTACGCGGTTGACGGCGAAAACAAAACCGAAACGGTCGCTGCTGGTGCTGAGATTGAAGTGCCAGAAGACCAAGCAGAAGCTGTGAAGCAGCAAATCGCCGACGCTGAAGCGCCAAAAGATAATGACAAAGAAAACGAGTTGTCTGAGCGCGAGAAAGCATTGGCTGATCGCGAAGCTGTGCTGGCAGAAAAGGAAGCTGCAGCAGCAAAGCGCGACGCTGAGGCGAAATTCAATAAGTTGCTGAGTGATGGCAAGGTAGTGCCGGCTCAAAAGGACGCATTCATGGCGTTGTCTGAGGCATCAAGCACTGAAATCCACCTATCTGATGATGAAACCAAGACCGTTGATACGTTATTAAGTGAGTTTATCGAGGCAAGTCCAAAGCTGAACTTGACCGACGAGAAAGGAACTGACGGCGAAGGCAACGGTGGCGGCGATGAAGTTCAGCTAAGCGAGGACGAACAAAGCCTGACAGACCTCGGCTTGAGCGAAGAAGATTTGAAAGAAACTAAACGTCAGGAAAAGGGAGAATAGCAAATGGCTAATCTAACAGCTCCGCGAGACGACAGCCGACAAACCGGTGATTTGGTTGAAGTTGATGCGGGAACAAATAAGATTTTTCACGGCGCTGCCGTGACAATCGCAAGCAACGGCTATGCACATGCTGGCGCCCCAAAAGAGCCTTTCGTAGGCGTTGCTCAGGAGTCTGTAACCGGTGGACTGGTACGTGTATACACTGAGGGCGTGGTGAGCTTTAACTGTGCTTCTGCTGTCGGCGTTCAAGCGAACGTTGGCAAGAATGTCGCGCTCGTTGACGACAATACTGTCGGCTTGGCAACAGGCAACGACGCTGTAGTCATCGGGATTATTACTAAAATTGAATCGACTACATCGGTTCGAGTTAAACTACGATAGAAAGGAATAGAAAATGAGTTTGAATCCTACACAGCTCGGTCGCGCGGACCTGTACGTCAAGACAATTTTCCGCAAAGCAATGAGCGAAGAGTCGAACGACATAGCAAAAGATTTGTATGCCATCACCCCAAACAAATCTGGTTTCGCGCGGATTTTGAACCTAACCGCCGTACCAGGCATGAGGCGGTGGGAAAGCGAGCGCCGACCAGGTACGTTCTCGTTCGGTGTGGAGATGCAGAAAATCGGTAAATGGGAACAGTCTGTTGCTATTGATGGCGCGGACGTCGAGGACGACGATTTGGGCATCTACAAGTCTGCCATTGAAGAGATGGCTCTTGAGAATAAATTAGTATACTCAGCCCTGGCTGTTGAGGCTATCAATAAAGGCTTTGTTACGAAGTCTGGCGATGGGCACAATTTCTTCTCTACTGAGCACGGCAATCTGCAAACTGGCGACCTGACAGCTGCTAATTACGAAGCCGCTTGCCTGAAAGTTCAGACCCAGAAAGCTGAAAACGGCAAATCATTTGGCTATCTCGTCGACACGTTAATCGTCGGACCAAACATGCAGAGCAAGGCGCGCGCTGTTGTTGAGAAAGAGAATCTAGCCGGGGGAGAGAGCAACACCAATTATCACACCGCAAAGATTTTGGTTGTTCCGCAGATTACAGACAACAGCTGGTATGTTGCCTGCTTGGGTCGAAAGGTTAAGCCAGTTGAGGTGTTTGAGCGCCGCAAAGCTGGTCCGCTGCGTCAGATATTGAAAGATCGCCAGGAAGACCAGGACGTCTATACTTGGGGTACTGACGGTCGTTTTGACGCTGCGTACGCAAATTATCGATTAATTGCCGGTTCGGTGGGTTCTTAGGAGGAAGTCATGGAAGATCAGCCAAAACCTGAAAACAAGAAAGCTCCAGAGCAGACCAGTCAGCCAAAACCTGAAAACAAGAAAGCTGAAAAAGCCTTCTGGGTTGACGGATTTGGCGTAACAATGGCTAAATCGCAAGAGGCAGCTGAGAAGAAAGTTAAAAACATTCTTTCTGAGCAAAGCGAATAGCTTTCTGACACGGCGGCGGATAGGAGCGTTTCCGCCGCCAGAATGAGAAAGGTATAAATTGCAGATGACAGCGTATTACACAACACTACAAGACATACTCGAAGAGGCGGGATTGCATCATGTTGAGAATGGCGTAGCTTTGAACGGTGTCGTTGATGGAATAAATACAACATTTACGACCGACCGCAAGCCTATCACCGATCGTAATTTCGACGATACAGTCACGGTTGATGATTTCGTGGTGTTCGTCGATGGTGTACCAGTTAAGGCTGTTAGCGTAAACGAGGCATTTGGCGTGATTGAGTTAAAAGAAGCACCCTTTGACGATTCGGTGGTAACGATTGATTATTCATATGCATCTGTGCCGCTGCGCGTAGTTGAGTTGGCGCGCAAGACAGCGATGGCGTGGATTGATAAGAGTATGGAGGGGGTTGATCCCTGCGCGCCGTATGGTAAATATGGTCGCGAAATCCCAGGCAGGGTAGTGGAGCTGTGTACCAACTATGCGGCCGCTCGATTGCTGATCCGTGAGTATGGCTTCAATCAAGATATTGAGGGTACGAGTAAAGACGGCTACAAGCGGCTGGAAATTGTGAAACAAGATATGCAAGAGTTTGTGAAATCTGGTGGTGTTTGCGGCGCTGGCAGTGATGACTTGAGCGCTGGCCTTGGCGCTGTTGGTGCGCGGTGTGATGGTGATTTATTCGGCGATTTTCCGGACAGGCGACGTCGGCACAATGATGACTGCTATGAGCGCGAGGACTAGTGATGGGCTTGCAGCTTGAGTTTTCTGTTGAGGGGCGCAAGGAAGTGTTGCGGGATTTGGATACGCGTGGACGCAAGGCTAAAAACTTGCAGGCGCCGCTCAAAGAGTCCGCAGATTACATGATGAAAGTCATCGACCAGAACTTTGGCTCGCACGGTGGTGTGTGGGGTAAGTGGAAGCGACGCAAAAAAGCTTATCCGTGGCGGATGCTCGAGAAGACTGGCGCGATGCGGCGTGGTTTTCGCAGCAGGATATACACGAAAAAAGCAGAAATATCTAACTTACAACCGTATTTCAAGTATCACCAATCACGCCGGCCACGCAAATATCTGCCACGCCGCGTAATGATGGCGATTGAGGAACAGCAAGCAAGAGAAATAACGCGTATATTCCAGCGTCACATAATGTAATAGGAGGAAACCATGGCTAAATATGTTGACCCAATACTTAAGCAGATCAAGGATATCTTGGAGAAAGACGGCCCGGCAATTCTGCGTGGTCGGTATGGTTATGGCGACCCCGTTGTCATAAACAAAAGCCAGCTAACACGTCCGATGGCATTTATTAGTTTTGATAATGACTACGAAATTCATGATTCAGCTGGCGGCGAAGTCGAGAGTAATATGGCAATCGTTTTGTGCGTGGTTGTAGACATGACCAAAGATTTTAATCAAGGAACAGATGCGCGCAGTCATCTTGAGCTGGTGGAATTAGTGGCGGCACGGCACGATGATATGACGCTACGAAAGGGCAGTGTTATCGGCGCATTGAGAGCTAATCAAGATCCGGGCGATCGTGTGTGGATTGACGCCGGCGAAGAGACGACGGTAGAGTTTGACGCCACGCCACGCGATAAAGGGTTGTTTACCGCTGAAGCCATTGTAAGATTCAAAGTCAAGCACGCGCAATTCCGTCCAGACTTATTATCGTGATTGTGGTATAATTAGAGTAACAAATTGCGGTCTCCGAAGGTCGCAATTTTCTTTTTGCCTCTTTATAGGAGGCGCTTTTTTGTTACCTAGGTAATAATAAAAGGAGCAAGAAATGCCAACATTTTCAGGACGAAAAGTTGCCGTCGGTATTGGACTAGAAGACCCGAACGACAAAGGCAAAGCAGTCGCGCCAACGTACGGTGCACCACACCTCGATATTAGCTTTAAGGATTCGCCAACCAGCAAGATGAACGAGTCGGCGCTCGGCACGATCATCAAAAACAATGGTAAGACCGATGTACTGGTCGAGGGTGACGGCTCAATCTCGACAAAGTTGTGGGTTAAAGGTCTGTACTACTGGCTAGCGCTAGCATTTGGACAGAAACCAACCACCACTAGTGTACAAGGCGATACTAACGCTAAAGAGCATCTGTTTACGCTGAGGGACGACAACAACCATATCTCGGCGACCATGACGATTAAAGAGCCGAACCTATCGGCGCAATTCGCCTACGCTATGGCAGATTCTGTAACGTTTACGTGGACACCTGACGACTTTCCAAAGGTGGAAGTGGCGTTTAAGTCGCATAAGAGCAAGGAAGCCAGTGGCGGTAATGTGACATACACCATCGATGACACTGAATTCCTACCGAAGCACGCGATGTTTAAGATTGCGGATGATCTTGCAGGGCTTGATGCGGCGCCTGAAGCAAAAGACATCAAGAGTCTGACGCTAACTATCACTAAAAACTTGCAGCCACAGCAGACTATGGACTCCAAAGACACCTACGGCGAGATTTTGAACGGTGAGTTTGAAGTATCGGTGTCCATCGAGAAGCTATACCGCGACAAAACCTACCGCGCGATGAGCTATAATGACGAGCGCAAGGCATTGCGGCTATCGTTTGTCGATGACAAAAACAAGGCTGGCACAAAAACTAACACCAGCTTGACATTCGACATCGCTGTCGCAGCATTTAGCGGCTATGAGCCAAGTTACGGCGTGAGCGACATTGCCACCGAGAAGATCGATGCAGTTATGTTACTCAACACGGCTGATTTTGGCAAGTCTATTACTGCGAAGTTAGTGAATAAATACACTTATTAGTAGTAGATTTGGTGAACAGAAAAGCCCGCAGGTTGCGGGCTTTTGTATTATATTACAATTGGCTGATCAGAATTATCATTTCCAGTGTGATTTAATACCGATATCCTAAATTTACTGTTAGATCTTACAAGACTATCGTCTGCTGATTTTATCATAGTACCTGTTGTTGACTTGGCGTTATCTATGTGTGACTTGTATTCTACAATAATATCACCAGTTTTTGTTTTTAGAGTTGACGTCAATTTAAGGTCTGATTCGGCGCTTTTCTTTTTTGCGGCCAATGAAAATACACCAAGTGCAACCATACGGGTGGCGGTAATTCTACTTGAGTTCTCGGTGTGAGATTCTTCATTGAAAGAAAAATTCAACACCGAAGACCACGGTATAGTTGTCAGTAGCTCTTTACGTCTATTAAATGTGCCGCCAGAGTATAAATCTATACCGTCGCTATATGCGACTAGAGTTAATGTTTTTATGTGGCGCTGTATCGCTTTGTGGCTGCCAAAATATTCTCCATATATCTCGACAGGTTTATCCATTTTATATTGCTCTTTAAGCCGCTTTATTGTAGCCTTGCGTTCTGATTTATCTTGGATTTTACGAGCCTCGTTTTTAGCTTCAAGGTATTTTTTGTGAACTTCAACTTCTCTACTCATGTTACGAATATATCACCAGGATGTGGTATAATACAAGTAATAAGTTGCGATCGCTTTGGTCGCAACTTTTTCTTTTTGCCACAGAGTGGTCGCTTTAATGAGCAAAGGAGCGACACAATGTTTCCAACGAAGAACATTAAACTGCCTGGCGAAGGCGAAGCTGTTATTAGAACGACCTTAACTAATAGAGACAGAATTCGCATTTCTGGTGCGGGTAATAATGAGAATATCATCTTAGCTGGCGTTCGGGTGCTTCTTATGGAGTACAACGGGAAAACCGGTAAAGACGCTGTCGAATCTTTTTTGGATTCAACTAATGGAGAAGATTTTAAGGCAGTCTTTGATGTAGTTTCAAAGGTTGTCAACGGGATAGAAGATTCCCCAAAAGGAGAATAGCGCTTGCGCAGGATTATGAGCGAGCGTATCGAACAAAGTCTGTAGTTCCAGAGCCGATAGTTATCGCAGGAATACTCAAGGACTATGGCTGGACTTATGACGAATACTTGGATACGCCCGAGTGGATTATAGAGGCAATCATGGCGAAGCGTGCTGTCGAGAACAAGTTGGAGGCTGAGTCCTACGATAAATTATCGAAAGGGCGTAGTTAGTTATGGCTAGCAATGAACTCACCCTAACGATTAAGGGCAACAGCTCACAGCTTATTGCGGCCCTGAACAAGGCTGGCGCGGCTGTTGATGGTTTTGCTAATAAATCTAGCAACTCTGGCAACAAATCTAAAAATGCGTTCAGCGGCTTGAGCGGTGCAGTTTCGGTCGCGGCTGGTAATTTGATTTCTGCTGGCATTCATAAATCCTTCGATATGATCAGCAATTCCGTTGATGATGCTATCCGCCGTGTGGACATTTTGAATAACTTTCCTAAAGTGATGAGTAACCTCGGTATATCTGCCGATGCGTCAAAAAAGGCAATCACGCAAATGTCCGAGTCTCTAAAAGGGTTGCCGACGTCACTAGATAGCGCAGCTGCTTCAGTGCAGCGCTTGACGTCGAAAAATGGTGATGTTGGTAAATCGACCGAGATGTTTTTGGCGCTTAATAACGCCATCCTAGCTGGCGGCGCGCCAATGGATATTCAGGCGACGGCAATTGAGCAGATTTCACAGGCATATGCTAAAGGCAAGCCCGATATGATGGAGTGGCGCGCGCTGCAGAGCGCCATGCCGGCACAGCTGAAGCAGATCGCGCAGGCGTTCTTCCAAAATGGTTCGGCACTGGATGTTTACCTCAAAAAAGCTCAGGAATATGCCAAGAAAAATCCAATGTCGTCAACTGGCAAGGAGCTACTCGAGCAGCTAACCGCGGTTAAAAACGGTACTGGCGACATGACGACAGCGCTAGGCACAGCAATGCGCACCGGAATCATCTCAATGGACGATTTCATGGCGACCATAACCAAGATGAACAAAGAGGGCGCTAATGGCTTCCAGAGCTTTGAGAAGCAGGCGCGGAACAGTACGGGTGGTATTCAGACGGCGATGGAAAACTCGAAAACTGCGGTGGTGCGCGGAGTTGCCAAGATAATTGAGGCTTTTGGCAGTGGGGATATGTCTGGTGCAGCGGGAGGATTTGGTAAAACATTAGAGAACGTTCTGACGGGTGTTGCTGATATGATCAAGTTCGTCAAAGAAAACAAAGAGGTATTTACTGGTATTGCAATTGCCGTAGGAATGCTGACTGGAGCTGTTATCGCTTACGACACAGCGGTCAAAATGTCTACTATAGCTACCAAAGCTTATACTGTAGCAATTAATCTATGGAAGGGTGCGGTTACTGTAGCTACTACTGCGCAAAAATTGTTCACTCTAGCTATGAATGCTAGTCCGTTGATGAAAATTGTCACGGTCATTGGGTTGGTGGTCGGGGCACTAGCGTGGTTCTTTACCCAGACGGAAGAGGGGCGTAAGATATTTGGCCAGGTCGTAAAAACCGTTGGCGAAGTTGTCGGAGCCATCAGCGGGGTTGCAGGAAAGATAAGTGAGGTAGTCGGCGGCGCGTTAGCTACTGCTGGTCAAGTCGTCGGCAAGATTGCTGGCTCTATCGGCGATATTGTCGGTGTTATTGGCGGTGCTATCGGCAAGATTGCTGAGATTATCGGTGGCGCAGTTGCTGGTGTTGTTAGATTTTTTACGCCGATAGTTACACTCGTAGCACCGATATTCCAGACTATCTGGCAAATCATATCTAGTACGTTCATTTTGATTGTTGCAATCGTAGCGACTGTTATGGAAACAATTTTCAATATTATACGCGGAATCATTGATGTTTTTGTAACAGTTTTCGGGGCGATCATAGGTGCAATTGGTCCAATCGTCCAAGGAATTATAGATTTTATTTCGGGGGTAATCGGTACTATTAGTGGGATTATCCAAGGTATCGTCAATTTTGTGTCAGAAGTGGCAGCCGCAACTGGCGGAGTTATTCAGGGGGCGGCCGATATTATTGTCGGCATTGTTACAGCTATTATTGATACGATTACTAGCATAGTGCTGCCAGTAGTGAACTGGATGGATATTAATATCATCCAGCCAATCGCTACTTTCTTTAAGGGGCTATGGGATAGTGTTGTAAATGTCACAAGAGGATTTGTAAATGGAGTAATGGGTGCTATAGCGCCGATTGCAAATTGGATTAATTCAAATGTCATACAGCCAGTAGCGAGATTTTTTGGCGGATTATGGAATGGGATTGTCAGCGGCGTTAGTAGTGCAGCTAGGGCAATTGGTAATGTTATGGGTACAATTGGCGGATTAGTCAAGGCTCCAATCAACGGAATTATTGGCGCTATAAATGGCGTAATTGGCGTGTTAAATGGATTTAAGGTTCCAGACTGGGTTCCAGGTCTCGGAGGTAAACATCCTAATTTTCCAAAAATACCGATGTTGGCAACCGGTGGTATCGTGCCGCCAACTAACGGCGGCTCGATTATCTACGCTGGCGACGGCGGGCAAAATGAATGGGTCGTGCCAGAAAGCAAAATGGCAAGTTTGGTGGCGCAAATTAACAGACGGACAGAAAATGAGAGTGGCGGCATGACAAAACACATTACCGTAAATAATACCTACAATGTACGCGACAAGGTCGACGCGCAGATGGTGGCAAGCGATTTGGGATATTTATTAAGTCAGGCGTAGGAGGAAAGTATGTGGCAGGTATTTTTGAACGATTTTCAGATAAACGATCAGCTCATCGGCATGCACCTGGATGAGCCGATTGAGGGCTTGGCTGGGTTGCCTGCAATTCGTACGTCGCAGGGGACTAACTTAGGACGAAATGGCGGCTGGACAACAAAACAGCTGTATGAGGCGCGATTTATTTCGTTTAGCGGGCGGATTTTCGGCAGGACGGTACGTGAAACTGAGGAGCGGCGGCGTGAGTTTGCCACGATTTTAGCAAAGCTGGTGAAAGATAAGGGAACACTTCGCGTGATTACGCCTGGCGGACAAGTTTACTCGACAGAAGTAGTGCTAATTGGTGTGGAGATGCCGATTGAAAAGTTACTAAATCTGGTGAAGTGGAAAATCAACCTGAAAGCAGACGATCCATTACTGTACGACAACAGCGATGGTGAATTGCTGGCAACTATTCGCAAGACGCGCCAGGGCGGGTTCACGATACCATTCACGCTACCGCTGTATATCAGTCCAGATGAGCAGCCGTCCACAATAAATAACTCTGGCAACGAGACGATACTACCAAATATAATCATCCACACCAAAGCCACTAATCCAAAGCTAATAAATCGTACGACAAATCAAGCGATGGAGCTTATTTTGACCGTTGGCGCTGGTGGAAAGTTAGAAATTGACATGAAAAATAAGACGATTTTGCTGGATGGAATGAATGTGTATGATTCGCAGGCTGCCGGGTCGAGTTTTTGGGGATTGGCGCCCGGCGACAACATGATTGAGCTGCAAACTGACGAGCAAGATGAACAGACGGAAGCAGAGCTGCGATTTAGAAGTGGATACATAGGGATTTGAGCCATGGCGGAGTATAGGATTGAGGTTTATAACAAGAATGGAAAGTGTCTCGGTGATATTCGCCATTTAGCGCAAGGACTAAAATGGACTGAGCAGCGCAACGCCGCCGAGACAGTGGGTTTTCGGATGGATTTGGCACGATATGAGGAATATGTCAAAAAAACCGGCATGCGGCCGTATGATTTTATGGATGCCGGCACGACAGACATTAGAGTTGTGCGCAACGGCAAGGATAGAGTCGGCGCGCACCTGATAAAAGAGGTGTTTTCGCCGAATGACCCATCAGTTGATATTGACCTGAGCTTTACTGGCTATCTCAATTATTTTAAGGACGCTTACGTGGACGTTGATTATGACAAAACTAGGCAAGGTGACATCGCTTGGGGTGTGATAAATCAATATCAAGGGAAGCAGGATGGAGATTTCGGTATTCGGCGTGGCAGTTTTACATCGCTCGGTAAAAATCCGCGTCAGCGCCATCAGAAACGCGCCAACGTAAAAGATTTTCTGGTACGACTGAGTAATGTCATCGACGGACCAGATTTCCAGTTCACACCCGACAAAAAATTCAACACGTTTGACGCCATGGGTAGTTATCGCCCAGATATTCGATTGAGCTACCCAGGCAATGTAGCTAGCTTTGGATTTGAGCGAAGTGTAGATAGCCTGGCTAATTATGTGATTGGTATTGGTAGCGGTAACGGCGACGATGCACCGAGCACATACGCTACCGATCCATATTCGCGCAAGGCACTGTATCGTCGTGAGAAAATTGTAACGTTTAGTTCGGTTGTTCGTGAGACGACTTTGCAAGAGAATACAAATGGCGTACTGGAACTGCTAAAAGACGTGCGCGAGCTGCCGAGCTTTACTCTATCTGACGGCGTGCTTGATTTGAATGATGTGGGTCTCGGCGACATAATATATATTGAGATGAATGGTTATATTATGTTTGAGCACATCCGTGGATTTTACCGTATTGAAAAAATTGAAGTCAACGTTGATGAAAACGATGCCGAAGAGGTAACTCTGACCTTCGATAATTTAAGCGTGGATGATATTATCGCGCAGCAGGAAGAAAATGAGTAGACTAACTGAGCTGGAAGAGCAAACCGCCATTGGATTACTAGTACGATTACGCGCGCAGCAGGCTGAGATGAAATTTACACCGCAGTTGACGAGCGTGAAGTCGGGCGTCCAGACCTATCAAGTTCCTGAAGATAATTTATGGGACGAGTTCGATTTTGTCCGTATCGTTAACGGAGTAGAGCAGGTAATACGAACGCGAGCAGCAGAGCTGCCAGGCACTGGCGGCGTGCAGTATTTGAGAGCTCTGTATGTCACAACCACATATACTCCACAACATCAAAATTCGCCAGTCGTATATCCGTATTTAGTGTTGTCGCTCGGCGGACAAGAGTGGGAGCCAATATATTCACCAGCGCTTGGTTTAGGTTTTTCGTCTCGTAAACAAGGAAACAGTGGTTCAATCGGTTCATTCATTTATTTGTCTGATAAAACTGATTACTCGGCTGAAAAGATATTATTTACATATTTAACAGACGCTTCATACAGCACAACGAGTAACTCTAGCGTAACTTTACGAGTACGTTTTCGCCTGCGCAGCACTGACAGAGGTAAAACTTATGTGAAGGTAGTGATGTATGGCTAAAAGTAGATTAAACATAAACGATTACATCACGGAAATGAAGGCGCTAGAACGAGAGTTAAACGACGAGAAAACGCTGCAATTTATCGGATCAGAGCAAATAGTTATGAAATTGTCAGAGACAAGCAGCCGTTGGGATATGTCAATCACGCCTCACAGACCAGGACAAGCGGCAAACAGCGACGGGTGGAATGTCTGCATTGTTACCGCTAGAGCTTTTAATTCTGGTAATTTAGTGGCGAGTTTGGCGGTTGAGTCCAGCGTAGATTCGGCGCTTGAAGAAATGATTGATATCCCACTGCCACCAAGCCAATCCAGTATGAAAAAATGGTTTATACCAATTTTCGGACCTAAAACACAACCAATACAGCTCAAATTTCAAGTAATTGCAAATGATGATTGTTCAATTAGCTTTGAGGAGTGGACATCGTGGTAGTAAATCGAGTTAATTCGCAGCCAAATCTATTGCGTGAATTGAAAGATTTGGAGCGCCGGCAGCGCGAGAAAAAAGAGCTGCAGATTGTAGGAGCGGATGCCGTCAGGACGTTTTTGATAAAAACAGGAAATACGTGGGACTGCGACGAAACATTGCCGCTATCTCCTGATTTGACACGTCAGAGAGAATTCATAGTAACATTTTGCCCAAATAATAAGGCCGCAGGATTGGATTTACATGTAAAAAGCGAACTGGCTAAAACCCCGAATACTAAGCCACGGATAACATCTGTACGCCGACGCGTGACAGACATAAAATCGCAACAATGGCGTGTACGAGTTAAGTATTACGGAGACCAAGCTGTGAGGGTTAAGTTTTTTGTCTCGGCGACAGGCAAGGGAACTTTAACTGTGGTATAATGTAGATAATAAATTGCGACCGCTTGGTGGCAATTTTTCTTTAGCTTTTCTGGCGGTACGCGGAAAGGATTTGAAATATGACAAGACGAGTTTTCAACTACGGCGGCGGGATGCATAGCCCGGCAGCGCTAACACAATTTATACGTGACGCACTGGACGGCGAAGTAGCAAATGGTATGGAAGTGGTGGCTGGCAGTGGGATGAACGTTACTGTTAAGTCCGGGACTGCTTCCGTTGGAAAAGACCCGTCATACGACATCAACATTATAGGTAGTGAATCGGTTAGTGTGGGTGCAGCATCGCCATCAAATCCAATGAATACGCTAATCGTTGCCTACGTGGATCGTGATGTTGCTGGTAGTACAGCTGTCACAGACAATACTAACGATGTATTTAAGTTGAAAGCAGTTTCTGGTGCAGCAGCCGCTACACCATCCGATCCAACAACGTCAGCAATTCAGGCGGCAATTGGCGCAGCAAATCCGTTTATTGTTTTAGCAAGGGTGCGAAAGCAGGCTGGCGCAACGTCTGTAACGGCAGGAGATATTGTCGATCTACGTAAGATGATCACGCTTAGATCTGGTAGAATTAATGACTCAAATATAATAGATGATAGTACAATACAATCACAGAATTTAGACTCATCGTCTCTATTGACGTTCAGCGCCGACAGCGTCAGTCAAACTATTTCAGGTAACATTCTAGTACAGGCTGGCTGGGTTCAATTTTTGGGGAGTAATAATAAAAACCAGGCAGTGTCCGTCGCATTTCCAAAACAATTCAAGCAAGTATTCTCGATGACACCAATTTTAATTGGCTATAAGAACGGTAAAAAAGCTACCAGTATTAGCGAATTTAATCAGATAATTGGCGGTGGATCAAATATTGAATCTGGCGTCGTAACGAACACTGGTGCGACTCTCAACGTCTTGACGGCTGGTATATTTGGTAACGCGTGGCATGGAGTTTCATGGGTGGCGATAGGGGTAGTCTAGCTAGCTGGTTCATCTGTAAACCAGCATGCAGTGCCATACCATTCGTTATGCCCACTATTAGCCACGCAATCCATTATGCCAGTAGGAGAAATTCTGATTATTGCGGTGCCGCTCAATTTTCCTGAATTACGAGCGGTCAATTTTAGATTAACCCAGCCAAAAAATGATGCTGGACAAAATTTATCAGGCATTTTTTCGGATAGACTAGCTAAATTTGTGGGCAGGGCAGTTGTGCCACCAACAGTCAAAAACACCAGCTGGCCCACTCTGACTACGCTGGCTTTTAAGCCGTAACCGATATTAACCATCTCTTTTATAGTGTTTTGCTCAGTGAATAGCGCCATGTGCCGTGGTTGTATTGTGTTGTAGAAATTAGCTGTTAACTTATGCTAAAATATAAGTAGAAATGCGAGCAAGCGCGCGAGGTTATATATAGGCGCTTTACCTCGCACGCCTGTTCGGATTTTAGCGAAATCTGTGATATAATACCAGACATAAGGAATTGCGATCACAAAACGTGGTCGCTTTTTTAATGTAAAATTATGAGCAACACAGACGTATCAGCAAAAGAATTTGGTGCATTGCAAGCCAAGGTCGAGTACATCAAGGATGGCGTTGACAGGCATACAGCAGCGCTTGAGCGAATAGAGAACATATTGAGCGGTAATATTTCGCGAGCTGAACTTGAACAGCATAAAAAAGAACTTACGGACGAGATGGAACAAAAATACCTACCGCGCAGCGATGTGGAGAGCCTACTGAACTTTTGGCGGCTCATCACCAGTGGGCTGGCAAAGATATTTGCTGTAGCACTGGTGGCGTTCGCCGTGTATCTGACGGGTGTAATGGTCAAGCAAAGCCAAACGGTGACGACGCTGAAAGAGGATATACAACACCTGGAGACGAAACGATGATCATTCTACCAATATCCCTAATTACAATCTCGCTCATTCTCTACCTGATTTTTCGAAGCAATAATAATAACCAAGGAGGTTTAAGGTGAAACTAGAAAAGAAAACTACAAGACAGCTGTCAATCGCGGTTGGCTTGCTGTCATTCGGCGCATTCGTCGTGCAGGGTCTTGGCGACATTTGGGGCTTCGCTGCTGTCGCAAAGCAATTGACGAGTACGGCACTGCTGTTTGCCGGCGGCGTCAACATCTACTTTTTGGGTGTGACAAATCAGAAAAATGATCAAGATAAGAAGGAGTCAAAATAATGGAAACTACCAAATATAACGCGCTAGAAGAATTGCATAATGAACTGAATCGTGGCACACCAGGTGATGAAGTCTCTCTTAATATCGGCGGCAAAGAGGTACTGAAAATTAAGTTTCAAACTGGCGGCACAGCTACTACAGAACGCAATGGTGTATTTATCGAGGACTTGCTTATTGTCGCTTACGCAAAATTAGCAGGCTACAATCGAGAGTTGCCGTGCCGCGAAAATAGTGTGGCTCTTACAAAAATCGAGGAAGCTATTATGTGGCTGGCTAATCGCAAAGTTGAGCGTGAAGCTCGCGGTGTGTACGGCACTGAGGAGAAGTAGCAATGAAGAGAATAGTATCGAAGTTTAAGAATTTTCTCGCCAACCGCCTTGCTGTGATTCTAGTGGCGGCAGTCGTAGTGTTGTCGGCGACATTTGTCATTACCGGCAAGCAAGCTGAGGACGGCAGCATCACGTTGGACGGCTCAAAAGCTAAGTACTCCAAAGCAACTGAGAAAGCTTTATGTGAATTGGCGAAAAAGCGTGAATCAGCGATTGCTGGCATTATGGGTCTAGACGTGCCGCAGGATTCCGGCTCGGGCTGTGAAGCACCCGACAAAGAGCTGGCTCAGATGGGTTCTGGTGTCTACTACAAGACTGATCTATCCAGTCCCGCGGCGTTTGTGAATGCCATGAACGGCCGCGGATTTAATGAGGGCTACGGATTGCAATGTGTGGCGGGCTTTAAGCAATTTATGTTCAGCCTCTCAGGGCGTGTGGTAGCGACTAGGACTGGTGGAGCGAGTGGCTACGCAAACCAAGTCGGCGAAATCCAAGCACTCGGCTTTACATGGCATTCTGGACAAGCTGGTATGAAAGACGGCGACTGGGCAATCTTCGGTGGTGGAACGTACGGACACGTTGCTATGTACTACCAAGGTAAATTCTTTGGGCAGAATCAAGGCAGCGGCAACATCTACGCTGGTAACGCGTTTAATCTGATGGATCTTGGCGGATACCGCAACTCAATCATCGGTTACTATCGACCAAACATCTGGAACGGCACTGCTAGCGCGCCAGCCGCTCCAGCAGCCAGCTCAAAGGCAGTGAGCGACCAAGTGGTGGCTGATGTATTGAAAGGTGTGTATGGTAGCGGCAACGACCGCGCAACGCGGCTACAAGCCGCTGGCTATAATCCAGCCGAAGTACAGGCGGCTGTCAACTCACGCGTAGCAGCACAAGCACCGCGAATCAGCGCGCCGGCTTCGACAGGCTACGCTCAGCGAAGTGCTAGCGGTTACGTTGTGCGCCGCGGTGATACGCTCGGTGATATCGCATTAAGGAATGGTTGGCACGGTACGAGCGGGCTGTTTGGTAATAGCGGCTATACGCAGCGACTGGCTGAGCGCAATGGTATTACTAATCGGGGATTAATCTATCCGGGACAGAGGATCAATCCATGAACTTACAGAAAATAACCATCACCAAGTCCAGCTTGTATTTTCGCGAGTGCAAGGCTTGCGGCTGCGTGACGCTACATGTCGGTAAGGCTACGCCGCAGATGCCGCCAGGCTCGACATACAACGACTGCTTGCAGTGCCTAGTTGACGCGCACGGCGTGCCGGGCTTAAGCCGCTGGCATGATCCGAAAACTGGCGCACTATTAAACGCGCCACGCGGTAAGACGCCGCCGAAAGCGAAGGAGTAATCATGGAATTTAAGCGAGGCGACACAGTTACGCACACCCTAGTCATTCCAGAAACGTTTTATAAAGCTGGTCTTAAAGTCTTTTTCATGGCAAAAGAGGAGATGGACGATGATACAGCCGACGCCAAGGCTTTAATAGCACGCGAATTTGGCGACAGCAATATCACTAGTCGTGAAAACAACGAAATTACTTATGCTCTGAAATTTCAGCCAGGAGATACTAACGGCATAAAATTTAATGGTGACGCTAGGATAACATTGCAAGGTGAGTTTGAATTTAGATATGCAGATGGTCAGATTAAGACGTTCCCAGAAACCAAGCCGCTAAAAGTAATTGTCTATTCAGATGTGAGGAGGGGAAATGGCTAACGTTACGATTACAGTTGATGGCATAGTTCAAGTGATTAAAATTGGCGAGGTGATTACTGGTCCACCAGGTCCTCAGGGCATACCAGGCCCCGCAGGCCCTACAGGACCTAAAGGTGAGCAGGGGATTCAAGGGTAGACTGGTCCTCAAGGCGTACCTGGACCTGCTGGTCCCAAAGGAGACCCTGGCACTACCGACTACAACCAATTAGACAACAAGCCAAACCTAGCCTTAAAAGCCAACAAAAACTACGTAGACGACCAAAACACAGCCCTTACGAAGAAAATAGACACAGGCTTGCAAGACAAAGTTGATAGGACTGGCGATACGATGACTGGCAACTTAAATATAGTCGGTAACACAGCAGACTCTCTAGTCTTAGCTTCCGCCACAAGCACCTGGCAAAACTTAATCATGGTCGCCAGAAACTCTGGAGGAATACAGAACTCTATTTTATTTGCCGGGCAGAACGCCGCAAACAAAGAAGTTAGATATGGACAATTACAGACTGTATTGTTTGGTAGGACAGATGGCAAAGAATCTGCTAGTGTTATCGTAAAAACAATTCTAAACGGCACAATGACTACCTGTGCAACTTTATTAGGTAACGAATTAAGGCTTGAAAACTCTAAATTGACCTTTGGTGCAAGCGACGTCGCGATGATAGCAGGTAATGGTATGCCAAACGGCAAAGTTCTAGCGCCAGTTGGCTCAACTTATATAGATAGAGACGCTACCAATGGTGCTATCCGTTGGATTAAAAAGACTGGCGGAAATTCAGTCAATGGTTGGGAAGTAGACTATGGAGATACTGGCTGGCGAAATATTACACCTAATCCGTTACCAGCTAATATCGATAAAACAGATTGTAAGATACGACGGGTCAATGACGTAGTTGAGGTAGCTATCGGCTACACGAACGTAATAAACGCCACCGAGATGGTATATACTAATAGCCTGCCGCTGGGTTTTCGCCCAGCTCAAAACGTCTTCGTTACCGGGACATCTACAGGTCCTGGCACTTCAAGGACAGGCGGTGTTGCAATCGATGGAACTAGAATCAGATGGCAATCTACTGTTGGAAACTGGAGAACTGCTTACGCACGCTACACCACCGATGACCCGTATCCGACAACACTACCAGGTACCACACTGTAAAGCTCAACTATAAAGTAATCATTTATAGTTGAGATAGTAAGGATTGCTTACAAACTGAGCTGTTCGGAAATCCCGAACAGTTGAACCGCCTCGAAAGCTCGGAGGCGGTTTTTGATTGACTAGACGGCCGCAATTTGCTATATTAATGGAGAACAACAATCGAGCAAGGGAGACCTCAGTAAAACATTACTGTTTTTTGCTGGGGTTTTCTCTTTATGACCTCAAACTTATATCAAAAATAAGTGAGGGTAATTTACATGTTCGTTTTAGACAACAAACGAATTACTGCGATGCGCAAGCACCTCGGCAAAGCGTCAGAGCTAATCAAAGATGACGCGTATTTGCCAATGTTTCGTAATCGGCAAAAGAAATACAAACAAGAGTTCGACGAATCAGTTGAAGTGGCAAAAACTAAACGTGACCCTGAGCGGTATCTCGCGTCGGTTTGGTCGCTTAAAAATCTGGAGCAGTCGCTGCTGTGGATGCGTAGCAGAATTGCCAGAGCGATCAACGAACTGGCGCGGCAGCGGCAAGAGAAGAAACAACGGAAGATGGAGGAAAAAGTCAGACGAGATATGAATTATAGCGGTAGAGCAAAGATGTTGCAGGTGTATAACGATATGGGCATTTGCCTAAAAAGCTAGCTTGGCTTGAAAAATGGAGGGTAGCGCCCGGAGGGATCTAGCGGCGTGATTTTTGCATATCTACTGCTAGATATTAGATAACCAATAACGCTATTTGTAAAGCAGATAATGCCAGCTGGCACAAATTAGGCGAATAATTACGCCTAAAAAGCTAGCTTGGCTTGAAAAATGGAGGGTGTGATGGGTGATTTTTCATAATAATTAACCAGAAACGGTCTATATAGACTTGGAATAAATATTCCAATGATTATAACGATCTATATAGACACGTTGAGAGATTTAGGAGTTTACGATGAAAACAAAACGAACGCCAGCAGAGAATCAGCTGAGAGTTTACCTGAAGTGGTGCGTGAATGTGAAGCAATTGACACCCTCGACCATGGCGACAAAACGCAGCGTGCTGGGCAGATTTATTGTTCAAACGGGTATTGAAAATATGTCGCAACTGACAAACAAAAAATTAAATTGGTGGATCGAGAAGAAAGCGCTCGGATATTTCGGTACAAGGTGCAACTCATCAACCATACGCACTAACGTTGCTACGATCATGGCGTGGATAGTATGGCTGCGCGACATGAATTACCCGATGAAAATTAAAACGCGGATGGTGGTGAAGCCAAAGCCCGCTCCATGTCGCCGAAAATGGTACACCTCTGAGCAGATTGCTATGGTGTTAAATGAATGCGATGACCTGCTTACCGAGGTGATGATTCGCGTATTGTTTGATACAGGAATGCGTGCGCAGGAGTTCTCAAACCTACGCTTGAGCGATTTGAATGGGCGCACGATCTATACAGTGGGCAAGGGGCGAAAGGACGGCTGGGTGTACATATCCGACACAACACGCGAGCGGTTAGATGCGTGGATTAGAGCGGCTGGCGTAATAGATTATATGTGGATTAAAACTACAAGGCGTAATTACTTTGAGCCGCTGACCGTTGACGGTATCCGCAAGAAGATACAGCGACAATTTCGCGAGGCGGGACTAGAGGGATTCCAGCTACACGAGCTACGCCATAGTTTCGCCACTGATGTGCGCAAGCGTGGTGCTGACGTGGATGTGGTGCGGAGATTATTGCGGCATTCGAGCCTACAAGTAACGCAGCGGTATTTGCACAATTTGGACGGCGACATGTGTGAGATTTGGGACGAGATAAAGAACTATAAGTTGGCAGCGAATGCGCACGCCGGCACGGCTTGTATAAGAGGCGAAATCGTGAATGTTTAGCCGACATATTGACAAAATGCTTTAGGTTTGCTACAATGAAAACATCAAGGTAAGTACAGCAAGGATTGCCGCCGCGAGCCTTTCACTTTAACAATCTGGAAAATTACGATTTACGAAGTAATTAACAGATTGTTTCTATAGTATAATGGAATTCAGGAGGGCGCATGGCACTAACTAATGACGACAAACAATGGATTAAAGAAGCAATTGTTGAA